AGGTTCTGGTTGTATAGACCAAAATCCTTTACATTACCTGCAAGGTAAGCCCAGTCTGCATCTGTAGGAATCTTAATTCCTGCATCAGCAAATATCTTAGCAACCTTTTCAGTCTTAGGTGTCCAGTCTCCATACATATACTTTTCAAAGAATTCACCAGTTGCATACTTGGACTTCTCAAAGCCATCGAATGGTGAGCCAGTCTCTACAGCCATTTTATTAGAAGCAACTAGACAGTGGTATAGAACAGTATAGAAATACATGTTGGTAAAGTCAACTGATTCTTCATCACCATAGTGCATACGCTCCTTACCAAAGTAGCCATGTAGGTTCATCTGGCCTAGGCCAATGGCACGTGATTTCTTATTACCCTCGGCAATTGACATAACAGATTCAATATATGACATGTCTGCTACAGAAGTGAGGGCACGGATAGCAGTCTCAATAGTCTTTCCAAAGTCTGGAGACTCCATAGCCTTGGCAATATTTAATGATCCTAAGTTACATGAGATATCCTTACCAATGTTGTCATATGATAGATCAGCATTGTATGTCGTAGAAGTATTAACCTGTAGAATTTCAGAACATAGATTAGACATATTGATACGTCCGTCAATAGGATTTACGTTATTTACTGTGTCTTCGTAAACGATGTATGGATACCCCGACTCAAACTGAAGCTCTGCGATGGTCTGGAAGAACTCACGAGCCTTGATCTTGGTCTTCTTGATGCGAGCATCGTCAACCATCTCCTGGTACTTCTCGGTGACCGAGATGTCGCTCATCGGTACTCCATAGACATTCTGAATATCATATGGTGAGAACAAGTACATATCCTCGTTATTCTTTGCCAGCTCTAGAGTAATGTCTGGAATGACAATGCCCAGGCTGAGAGTCTTAATACGAACCTTTTCATCTGCATTCTCTCTCTTGGTATCTAGGAACTTCATAATATCTGGGTGGTGGGCATTTAGATATACCGCTCCTGCACCCTGACGTGAGCCTAGTTGGTTTGCATAGCTGAAGGCATCCTCAAGGAGCTTCATTACTGGAATAATTCCTGATGACTGGTTTTCAATCTTCTTGATTGGAGCACCAGACTCACGAATGTTTGTCATGTTTAGTGCAACACCGCCACCACGCTTTGAGAGCTGGAGTGAAGAGTTAACTGCACGTGAGATTGACTCCATATTATCTTCAATACGCAGTAGGAAACAAGAGACAAACTCTCCACGCTGCTTCTTACCTGCATTTAGGAAGGTTGGAGTTGCTGGCTGAAAGCGTCCTGAGATAATTTCATCTACAAGATTCTTAGCAAGCTCCTCGTCGCCACGTGCAAGCATAAGAGCATTCATAGTGACACGATCTTCAAAACGTTCTAGGTAGTGCTCACCATCAAAGGTCTTTAGGGCATATGATGTATAGAACTTGTAGGCTCCAACAAACGTTGGGAATCTAAACTTATAGCTATATGTTTGCTTAAATAAGTCCTTAACAAACTCATCTGAATACTGACCTAGGATTTCCTGGTCATAGTATTCATGTTCAACTAGATAGCTAAGCTTTTCCTCTAAGTTATGAAAGAATACTGTATTCATATTCACGTGGTCAAGGAAGTAAGCTCTTGCAGCCTCTCTATCTTTATCAAATTGAATTTCTCCATCTTTTCCATAGAGATTGAGCATTGCATTTAGCTCGTGATAGCTGTATCCATTAGTAGTCATATAGCAGCCTTAACCTTTCCTTTACCTTATTAACATCGTCTTCTGTGCCAAAGATTTCCACTCTAGCTATTACTGGTACCCCAGCTTTTTGTGAGATTAAATCTGCAGCTTTGCAGAAATGCTCTCCAAAATTTGTGTTGCCTAAACCTATAACTCCACGAAGGAGATCTCTGTTATCAGAGATATTTAAAAACTCTCTTACCTGCTTAGGAATAGCAGACTTAGCACTGCCACCACCATAAGTAGGAACGCAAAGAACATACTCTCTGCTAACCCTTACTGGGTCTCCCTTAATGGGAATTCTAACGGCACTATCCGTTAGTTTTTCTACGAACCTCTTAGTATTACCTGAGTAATTTGAGAAATATACGATCTCGATAGACATCTATTCTACCTCCGTTTTTATCTTCCAGAGAAACTTAAGGGAGAGAAGTTTTATCCTCTCTCCCCCAAGCTCTTAGTTACAAACTACTTACGTAGAGCAACCTTTGCCTTTGGATTTGCCTTATTCCAACGAGCAGCAAGCTTGTTGTAATTGACAATCTCAGCAGCCTTTAGAGCTACTAGCTGTGACTTTAGATCTGCAATGGTTGCATTGGCAACAGCAAGCTCTGCATCCTTAGTAGCAACTAGACCAGCAAGATCTACAACCTTCAACTGCCCCTTAACAAAGCCAGTAGGCTTAGCAAGACCAGTTACCTGTGCAGCTACAGTAGCAGTTGCAATTAGGTCATAGGCATCTACAGATAGACCAGTTAGGTCCTTAACTGCGGTACCATCAGCGGTAGTAGTTAGCGAATAGGTGTTGGTTGCAGTACCGCTAATTACCTGAAGAGCAACGGTTGCACCAGAGACTGGATTACCAAATACGTCAGTGCCAGTAGTGGTTACCTTAGCAGTAGTTCCCAGAGCAGCAGTTGGTGCTGATAGAGCAATAGCATTTAGTGAACCAGCAGTTCCCTTTACATAGTAGGTTACAGCAGCAGCTGAACCAATAGTAATGACAACCTTGCCAACCTTGGTGGTCTTAGTGTATGCCTTAAATCCTGCAGTGGTACCAGTACCAGTTGCAATATTTAGAGTTGATACACCAGTAGTTGCGGTAAGGGTACCTGTAGTACCAGCAGCAATCAGAGTTGCGTCGGTTGCTGAAACAGCAACTGCATCTCCAGCAGTAATGCCAGTAATGGCAAACTCTAGAGCGTCAGTTGAATCAACAGAGTTGTCTGCAGGAACTGGAAGAGCTACTGCAGTTACCTCGGTGGTTCCTGCTGTTGCAGCAGCAGATCCAGCTACGGTTAGAGTTACAGTTGCACCAGTTGCATATGCAGGTGCTGCTACTAGAGCAGTTGTTACAAGTGCTACGGCAGTGGCAGTAGCGAGTAGAGTCTTCTTAATTGAAGTCATATTTTCTCCTTATTATCATTTATATTGTTATTGTTGTTTGATTATATTAAATCAAATCTTTGTAAATATTCACGAACTTCATCGGTCATGGGCTTTAATTGTATCACGTTGTCTTTACCCGTGTCAAGCTGTTTCTTTGGTCTATCTTTAAAGGTATGAATCTCTACTTCAAGGTTATTATCTTTGGGAGTATGAGAAATAGCCCCAAAGATAGCACCACAAACAGCATCCGCAAGGTCCTTAGAGGATTTACGTGGGTGGTCAACCCTATTCTGTTTTACAATTTTAAGCTCTGTAAGCTCTTCAAACAGTAACTCGATAGTAGGAAGGACTAGACGTTCTTCATACATTAGCATTGCCATATCTTCATAGTGCTTCTTTGCTACCGAAACAGTTTCAGTACGAATGCCAACCTGCTTTAGCTCATTCTGAATATCGAATGACTGCCAGCGGTCAAATGAGACCATTCCGATATTGAATCCACTTCTACGTAGTCCCTGAATCCACTGCTTGACCTCTGAAAGGTTTACAGGGCCCTCAATCTTTGGTTCCCACCAGACTACTGCGTCTACAACTACTACAGGCATTACCTGTTGGTAATCCTTAACTACCTGAACATTTACCCACTTCTCAACGTGAGCAATTGCAACGGCACACTTATCATGCTTTTGTGCAAGGTCAGCATGTACGTAATAGGTTTTGTCTGGATCTGGGGTGAATGTATCATCAATTCGCTTATATCCATCAATAGGATTACGAATAGTCATACATGCACGTACCTTCTCCACCTGCTTGAAGAACGCATCTGATGAGAATGTTGGTACACAGGCAAAGCGTTGCATCGCATCGCCAATGTCAGTATAGAATGCAAGCTTAAAATCGTCAATCTTTCTTGTTGGATTGACTACCCATGTAGGACGTTTAATAGCAAACATTCCTGGAAACTTATATGAGATAATTGTGTCTTCATCCCATTCAATATCTAGGGTGTTACCTTCTGCATCTTCTGGCAGATCCTCATTCATAATAAACTTATGATGCTTTGTAATTACTTCTTTTTCGGCAATAACTGCATCATATCTTTGAGAGATAAAGTCTCCTGGATAACGTGGGAATGATAGGAGTGCAACCTTTCCTAAGTCTGGGAAACGAGAGTCTACTGAGGCACGGAAGGCCTTGTAGATATTATCTGCTGTCTTACCCTGATCATTACCAGTTCCAATTTCCTGTGCGAATCCAGAAATCTCATCTAGGACAGCAAGGATGAGGTTAAGTCCCTCATGTGATTCACGTTCTGAGTGACCTGAGTAAACCGTAATTCCCTTATCAAATTCAATTGATTCAGCCTTTGCATTAAACTTCCCAGCAAACCATTCCGACTTTTCAATCTTAGTCTTAAAACCTTTAAAGAAAACGTTCTTAGCCTGTTGTGCGTTAATAGCCACGTTAATAATATCAATAGCATCCCCAGAAGGCTTTCCAAAATATCTAGCAGGATCTTTGAGACATAACAGCTTATATACAATATAGGAACAAGCAACAGTAGAGGTAAAGTCCTTACCGCTACCCTTACCAAGTTGTAGAATAACTTCATTCTTTGTATACTTCTTATAATAGCGAGTCCCCTCTTCCTCACCTAGTAGATCAATGAGGTCCTCCATCTTATATACCTGGCTCATTGCCTCAACAATGTCATACTGGATATCGGATAGCGGTGGCTGATTTAGATACTCTGTGCCCTCAACAAAGGTTCTAGCATCTACAGGAATCTCCTCAAAGTTATTATCTTTTAGTACCTCAAAAAAATCATTGAACATCGTTGACAATTGTAATTACCTCTCGCTCTTTAGCTACCAGAGAAAGTCTACGCATAATCTCGTCACGAATCTGTGGGTGTGTCGAGGCAATATCTTTAAGTATATTAACTAGAATATCTTGCTTGCGTTCAATCTCAACCATTTCTTCAGCAAGCTCTTTGTTCTCAAGAAGTCCTGCCTTTTGTAGCATGTCAATGCGCTTGGATTCAAGGTCCATAACCAACTTAATGCCAGCAGTTTTAGCCCCTAGGTTAGCTGTGGTTGTGGCCTCATCAATGACCTCGTATGCTTTACTAATTAGTTTAGTATAGTGAGTGTCTGCGCCAACCAGTGCCTCTTTTGCACGTGCTCGAATGGCAGCATTATCTGATGCCATCTCTCGCCACTCCTGAATATAAGCAACGACCTTCTGGCGAGGCATAGCAAGTTCTTTAGAGATTTGGGTAGGTTCGCTACCCTGTAGATATTTCTCTACAACTTTATTTACAGCATCTAAGTGCTCTACCGTTAGGTCTTCAAATGACATTACTTAGTTCTCTTAACTCTCTTCTTAGGGATACGCTTGATACGTTCAGATCTGAATGATCTAAATGCTCCAGCTCTACCACGAAATACTTCAAAACAATCTACCCATTCTGATCCAGTTTCTGGATTAGTGGTTAGACTGTCAAATTTAAACTTTAGTCCATACTCTCCAGATACTCTGAAGATCTCCCCCTTTTCAATGGTTTTACCGCTTGGTAGGGTTACTCTTGGTTCCTTTAGGAGTGGGGTCATTCGGCTTGTCCTTCAACTCGTTTAATCTCGTCATTAATGTAAAAGATCGCTTTCTTAAGATCTTCGATGTGCTTTCCTTCATTCTTCAATCCTGCTCTCCATATATATTTAATAGCATTACCAAGGTTAAAGTTCATGTGTCTAGTAATCTCGATTGCCTCTATGCCACTTGGATGTGCGGTATAGTGTGATGGATGATTTACTTGATCATTACTCATTGGTTCTTACTCCCTTTAAAATCTTTGTGCATTTATCGCATACGGTATATGTTATTCCTGTAAAAGGACATGAAGACTCTCTTAGTGCTTCATGCTTGCAGGTCAGGCCTACATAGAATCCCTTGAGTTTCTTCTTAAAGTGTTTTAAAATTCTCATCGCTTCGATCGTCTTAGTTTAAATTTAGCCAGATATACGTAGATAGTTTCTACGCTGGTACCACATTCTTTAGCTATATCTTCTGGACTTTTCTTGTCCATCCAATATCGCTTCTTTAACCATACCTCATTAGTATATAGCTTTGCCATCTATTTGTCAATCTTTCCCCAGTTATGAATTGCATAATGACCAATACCAATGGCATCAGCAACATCATCGTCGGTTAGGTTCTTATCGTAGTAGGTATTAACAAACTTAATAGTTCTTTGCTTACGTATTTCTCTAGACTTATTTTGATACCAGTTCTTTGACTTCCCTGGAAAATCTTTGGCCATCTGAGTTTTTTCAGCTGCTGTAAGTTTTGTATTACCAATAAAGCTTTGCCAGGTAATTGGATTAATAGATCCTGCAGTTCTGACACCGCTGATCTTGGCAGCCCCTAGTAGAGCTCCTTGGATTAGGGCTAGGTCTGAAGCTGTCTTAGGTGAATTGATGAATACCGTATGCTCAATAACTATAGCATCTATGTCAAACAACTCAAAGAATGGCATTGACTTTCTTGCAGCATCCCCAAGTTTCTGATATGCATTGAGACCCTCAAAGTTAATTTTCCCACAGCGGTATAGCCTATTACCATGAAAGATAGCAAATGCGAGACTATTAGTACTTGCATCTATTGCACATATCTTTTCTGGTTTTGCTAGGGGATTAAGGCTTGCCATTAGCTAGCCCCTTAATTTCTTTGAGGATGCTCAACACATCCTTTGGATTAACCAAGCAAAT